ACTTGATGCTGAACGAGGGCATTGAGAAAATATCTGGATACGAAGAAGCACTGCGCAATTCAACCGGAGCTGCTTCAGACATGGCAGATACTATGAATGATAATCTTACGGGTGACATGGCAAATATGAGTAGCGCATTCGAGGAAATGCAACTGCAGACCTTCGAGGCTATGGAAGATCCGTTGCGCCAGGGCGTCCAATATCTTTCCGGTACGATCATTCCTATTCTTACAGATTGGGTGCCTAATGCGTTTGAGTCGTTTGCCTCTGGAGCAAACAAACTTGGGAATGCATTGAAACCATTATTTGAAACAATATTGAAAAATCCACAGGCGATATCCGGAGCGCTTACAAGTCTTGGAACAGGATTTCTTGCAATGAAAACAGTGTCAACCGGAATGAATGTTGCAAAAGCTGTAACAGATGCCGGTAGCCTTACTGGTGCATTGGGAAAATTTGCCCGTTCTTTATTCAAGAATCCGTGGGCGGCAGGTGCGGCAGCTGCAGTTGGAGCGATTACTGCTGTGGGTATTGCACTTCACGAACGCAGCGAAGCGAATATTGACCGTAATCTGGACGCGCATTTTGGAACTGTGGAATTGGATGATTCCCAGATAGAGGACTTCGCATCGCGTGTAATCAATGCAGAATGGCTTGTGAATATCAATGCGGCTCTTGGACATTTTGATAATGCGGAAGAACTTATAAATCAGGCAGAGGATGTTTTAAGACAAAATGATACGCTAGAGTGGAGGGCGAGGGTAGGCATATCTTTAAATGACGAGGAACAGGAGACGTACATTTCCAACATCGAGGCATTTACATCTAATATTGAGCAGGCTCTTTCCGAGCGGACACTCGCTGCCAAAATGACCGTTAATGAGTTTGGAATTAAGATGGCAGATGGTTCCAGCCTCGGATCACAGATTGAGAAATGGGCGGAACAGGATCTCGGAGATATGCAGTACTTGTCTGCTGGTCTTACAAATCTGGTTCAAAATGCTTTGCAAGATGGAATCATCGATGTAGATGAGCAGGCTGCCATTGATGAATTGCAATCAAAGATTAGCAATATCATGCAGGGATGGCAGGAAGCGGAAGCTCAGGCTGAAATGGACATTCTGACACAAAAATACGGAAGATTATCCGGAAAAGATTTAACGGATGATACCTTCACGAAAGTAGTGGAAGAAGTTGGAAAGCAGAGGGAAACAGCAACGGCCGCTCTGGAAGAATCTGAAAAGAAACTGTATACAACACTTAATGCACTGAACAGACCGGATGCAAACGGTATCCAGAGAATTTCTGATTCTGAGTTGGCGGACTATAAAGTGCAGGCCGGCTATGCGGTTAGAAACAGTGAAGCTGCAATGCTCGGAAACAGTATTCAGTTTGAGACAAACACTCTGTCGGACGCTTACGGCGAAAAGTTACAAGAGAATTATGCGTCTATCCAAAAGAATACGGATAGTTTTTTGAAGGATGCGAACTCATATCTGCAAAATGGAGATTATGGTTCACTTACTGATTCGCTTGCTGTAGGATTTAATGCTTCCATGCAATCTGCTAATCTTTACGAGAAGATTATGGGCAGCGATCAAGCAGCAATGCAGGATATTTATAAGGCTATGAAACCGGATGTTGACAGTATGACAGGGCTGATTGACGAATACCGGGAAATGGGCCAGGCAATACCGCAAGATGTCATGCAAGCGTTTAATGACGCTATGATGGTCGGAGCTGCGGCAGGAGATGTAGATGCTGCATGGCAGGTGTTTGCAAACCAAATGATAGCGGATCCGGCAAATGCGGCACTAGTGCAGGCGATTCAGGACGGAACGGTGAATGTGCCGGATGAATTACAGACAGCAATCGAGAGAGCCACTGCTGATATCACTGCGGATCCGGTAACGATTGAAGGTATGCAGACGGATATCGAGAATATAGAAGTCAATGAGGCTCATGTTCAAGAATTGATTGACACTGCTTTTGAAGGTCTAACATATGTTGGAACCACAACACTTGATGGCGGAGAAATTGCATTGCAGTATACTGTCAATAAAGGCGAAACCCTTTCCAGCATTATGGAGCAGTATGGTGTTGTTTGGTCTGAAGTAGAGCAGCAGATTCGAGAAGCCAATCCGGAGATATCGGATCTTAATCTGATTTATCCGGATCAGGTTATCAATATTCCTGAAGCGATTGTAGAGGCAGCAAGCGTAGATGCAAGTCAAGTTGGTGAAGCAGCAAAGGAAGCTGCGGAAAATGAATCAGGGCAGACAATCGAAGAGGAACAATCTGTGAAAAACACCCTAAAAAATGCCGGGGTGGATTCTTCTGAAGTAGGTCAGGCAGCAGAAGAAGCTGCGAAGAACGAAACAGGGGAAATTGTGGAGCGGGATCAGCCAGTAAAGACCAATATGACAAATGCTGGTGTGGATGATTCTCAGGTTACACAGGCTGCACAGGAACAGGAGACATATACAGAGCCTAAAGAAACTGATGTTCCAACAACTATCAAATTCGAGGTCGCAAGCCTTGATGATAGCGCCCTTGCATCTGCAATTTCCGAAAAACTCAAACAGGGTGAAGCGGTACCGGTAGATGTGCCTGCAAATGTAACCATTAAGGCTGGAACAATCGACAGTGCTGGACTATCTGGCGAGATTACATCACAACTCGGGGAACAGCCGGCAGTGCCAGTAACCGCGCCGGCGAATGTCACAGTAACAGCAGGAACCATAGACCATACACAGGCGTTGACTTCCACGCAGGAAGATATTCTTGCAGCGTTTGCAGTGCCATTCCCGACACCGGGGACTGTGGATGTTACTCTTGCAAAAGGAACAGACAATATAGCTGCGTTGTATGCCGAGGTTGGAGGTCTTGTGCGGAATGCATGGGCTAATCCTTATTCTGCATCTGGAGTAGTAAATGTAACGTTGACTGCAAACTATTCTCTTGCGAATCCGACTAAGACAATTAGTTTTGGAGGCGGAGCAACCGGATCAGCGACAGTATCCGCATCACTTCACGCCCTTGGAGGTATCTTCGACGAACCCCACCTTGGTATTGTTGCCGAAGCAGGACCTGAATCAATTATTCCATTGGATGGTTCCGAACGTTCTATGTCATTGTTTGAGCAGACAGGCGAAATGCTTGGCGTTTGGAATAACAATGAAGGAACCGATGTATCAGCTCCAACCCAGTCGTTGAAGGAACCCAAAAGCACTCCACAGCCCGTAGAAAGCCCTCAGACCAGTGAAAGAATTATCAAGATAGAAATAGGCGGACAAGGAAATATAAGCGTTTCAGGAGGCGGTATTTCGAAAGAAAAAATAGTGGATGCTATGATGGAGAATCTAAGAGAAGTATTTATGAGTATAGTCACAGAGGAAGCGTTAGTAGGAGGAGATGCAGCTTATGAGTTCTAGTATGTTTAATGTTAAATCGAATAATCCTACAAAATATAGGATGTTTTTTAATTATGACAACGATAAAAAGGTGTATGTAATTCCTATGCTTCCGGAAAAGATTACGATTACAGCATCTGGTAAATTAACCTCCGTCGATATCGATACATTTGGAGAGATATTACATAGGGGAAAGCGAGATGCTATACAGATTGAATTTGAATCTATATTTCCGAAAACATACGGAAAGAGTTACTGTTCATGTATGGAAAAGGAATTTAAGGTTCCTACATCTTGGAATAACTGGATGCTTGCGCTTATGAACTGCAAGGATCCTTTTCATTTCGTTCTGGTAGGTTCTCCTCATTCGATTAATATGTACGCCGACGTTGTCTCCTACAGTTCTTACGAGCAGGGAGGCGACGTTGGCAGCCTTTATTACAAAATAAAAATAAAGGAACATAGAAAGCCTACAATAAGCACCTATAAAAAGAAGCCCAATAAGAAGCCACAGAAAACCAACTCCGGAAAAAGGCCAAGTAATAAGAAAGAAGTGAAATACAAGATCGTTGCAAATGGAGGATTGCATCTAAGGACGGGTCCGAATGCCAAAATCATAACCCTTATGCCAAATGGAAAAACAGTTACGTCAGATGGGAAGAAAAATGGGAATTGGTATCATGTTAAGTATGGAAGCAAATGGGGATACGCTTACAAATCATACCTAAAAAAAATATGACGGAGGCAGTAGTATGAATAATATAAAAATGATGATAGGGAAAGGTGCTACTTACAAAGTCGTTACCAATCTGGTTCAGAAGGTTACTATCAGCGGCCGGCGAGGAGATGCACCGCGGACGCTGAGCGCCACACTGGCCGATTCGGAGCAATTTTCAAGAGCGAGCGTGGCAAATTCTGGAGAAGGAAACGAGGTTCTGTTTTATCTTGGAGGCAAAGAAGTATTTAGAGGACTACTTATGACAGATAGTCGGAATAACAAAAGAATACTTACCATTAAGGCATACGATAACTGTATTTATCTTTGCAATAATAAGGGCAATTTTTCTTTCAAAAAAAAGACGGCCACTTATATTTTTAAGTATTGTTTGAAAAAACTAGGCTTAAAATTGGGATCTGCAGTAGACACAAAACACAAGATCGGTGAGCTTATTAAAAAAGCTACGACCTACTGGGACGTTATCGAAGATGCGCTGAGCCAGACCTATTACGCGACAGGCATACGGTATTATGTATCGTCCGAAAAGGGAAAGGTGTATCTGAGAAAAAGGCAGGAACAAACCACGATGCCGTTGCTTAAACTTGACAGCAATATTGAATCGTACAGTATGTCGAGATCTATTTATAAGACGAGAACCAGACTGACGCTGGTCACATCGAAAAAGGCAACTAAAGGAAGTTTTGTAAACGAATCGCTTGAAAAGAAAATCGGTAAATTTGCAGACATTCAGACCGTCGACGAAGATGTGACAAAAACGGAGCTGAAACAGAAGATCAATACATTTAAAAAAAATGTAAGCGTTATAGACCGGGAGTTGAGCATTACTGCACTGGGTGACATTAGGTGTGTTTCCGGGAAATGCGCTTACATCCAATTATCCCCGGTTGGTACAAAGAGAGTTATGTACATCGAAGAAGATTCGCATACTTTTGAGAACGGCCACCATATGATGAGCCTTAAACTCAGTTACGAAAAAGTATCATAAGGAGGGATGCTTTTGGCAAATAACATAACGGAAATCATTAGATTTATTGCAGAGCAGAATATGCCCTGCATCGTTGTTGGATATATACAGAATACAGATCCATTACAAGTAGTGCTCGTAGATGATATGAACATTACCCTTTCGGATCAGTCTGCCATTATTCCTTCTGGAAAGCATCCGCTAAAAGGAGAGCAGTGGTATTTGCTGTCTGTGTATTCGAATAAGATCTATTATTTTTTGGACAAAGTGTAGTGGAGGGTTACTTATGGATGAAGATGTTCTTTTCGACGATTATGAATCGAACGAAGAGCAGGAAACTGATGAAGGTGTTATATACAGGACGTACCGTATGGATATCCGTAATAAGAGGATAATCGGAATGACTGATGGATTAGAGGCGGCAAAGCAAAATTTGCTAAAAGCGATTCAAACAAGGCGGTACGCATATCAAATATACGATGATCAGTATGGCTGCGATGTTCTGAATAAGATAGGTAATACAGATTTATCGCCAGGTTATTTTGAATCTGATATACCGGTGATGCTGGCTGATGCATTTTCTAATATGGATGAGGTTATAGAAATTGAGGATATTCAATTTGATGTGTATAGAAGAGATTCCGTGTATATATCTTTCGTTGCCGCGACAATATTTGGAGATACCATAGTGGAAGGAGACGTTGATGGATAAGGCAGTAAAGGAAAGAAAGATAGAGGAATTTAAGGCTGCTATGGCTGCAATGCTTGCGGATGCTCCTCTGGAAGTTAGTACGGAGGTATTGCAAAATATGAAGAACATCGAAGACCTCCCACTGAACAATATCACCGAGGACGTGTTGATTGAACAGTTTTTTGATATTGGAAATTATTTGAACGTTGACACGAGACAGGGGAGTATATTCTGGGATGCGTCTATGGCAAGCATCATTCGGACAAGTATGTTTCTGGATCAGTTGAAGATGGTAAAAGAAATTATTTCAATCTATACCTGTACCGGAGACATTCTCGATGAAAGATTAATGGAGAGGGGGCTGAAAAGAAATCCGGAAAATCCAACATCGGCAGTATATTATGTTAATTTTGTTGGGTCTATTCCGGATATGGGAGCGAAAATGTCTGTGGAAGATTATATGTTTACTCTTGGACAGGATGAGGAAGGACGATATATTATCGCCTCAGATGATCTGGGAACGGCAATGAATAATCTGGCGTCCGGAATGATGGTAATACCGGATCTTGATGTAGATGGTCTTATAAGCGCTACCCTTGGAGAGCTTGCTGTTCCCGCAGATGATCCGGAAAGCGATGAATCAGCTCGAGAGCGACTTATTAACAGGATTTCTGGCCCTGATGGCAACGGAAATAAATCTCAGATGCGAACATGGTGCGAATCGGTTGAAGGTATAGGATCAGCTCGGATTATACCGCTTTGGAACGGACCGAATACGGTGAAGGGAGTGCTTATATCAACTAAAGGCGAAGTGCCATCGCAGACAGTTGTCGATAACGTGCAAAAATATATTGATCCGGGATGCACCGGCATGGGTGAAGGTGCTGCGAATATTGGCCAGTTTTTTACTGCGGTTGCAGCTGAATCAGTAAAAATAGATGTTTCCGTATCCGTAACGAAAAAAGCAGAGGTAACGACAACCACCATTCAGGAAGAATTTAAAAAACTTTTGCAAAAATATTTTTGCGAAATGGCTCTTGCCGAATACAGCGAAGGAGGAATGGCAATCAGATACGTTCGTGTCGGTTCCATACTTCAGAGCATAGAACAGGTTATTGATTATGATAACCTGAAACTCAATGGAGCTCCTGCAAATGTATCTTTTACCATTATGCAAATACCCATACTTGGGGAGGTGACGGTAGATGGAAGTGTTTTATAATTTTTCCATGCCCGGATACAAAGAGATCTCTGAATATGGACCGAAATGGTGGACGGAATTTAAAGAAATGGACGCTGTTTACATGTTTGAAGGATGGCTCCTGGATGTTGTTGCAAAAAAAATGGAACAAGAGGTTAAAAATCTGTTTCCGTCCACCGCAGACGAAAATACGATTGCAATGGTGTTTGAGCCTATTCTTGGCATTGAACCAGAACCGACTGATACGCTGGAAGAGCGCAGGAACACAGTCGCTGCATACTGGTATGGCCCAGGAAAATTGTCCAAGACTGTTATTCAGTCAATTATTAAAGCATATACCGGATGTGAGAGCGAACTATGGTGGGAGGATTCGGAACTACAAATAAGGATATACTGTGACGAAGAAAGCCAGTTTTCTCAAAGAAAAATCCATAATATTATAAGCAAACGATATCCAGTTCATTTATCCTTTATATTTCACAACATGCTCTGTGTATTCAGATTGGATGAACATATTGTATGCAACAGAATAAGATACAGATCTGTACTTTCGTGGTGGGAAGGCTTTCTTGATGGTTCCTTCGCTCTTGACGGCAGTATTAATCTGAATCATTGGTATCCGACAGAATTTTGCCCAGTCTATCCATTCGATACAGTCTTAACTGAGAATTTTATAGCAGATCGAATTTTTTGCCGGATTCCAGATGTATATCATGAAAATATATTTAAGCCTTCCTTTTTCGTACGAAGTGATTTTGTATGGTGGGAAGGTTTTCTTGATGGAAACTTTTCACTGGACGGAACGAGAAAGCTCAATTCTTGGTATCCGATGGAAACTTTTATCGGGCATAGGCTGTTTATCGGCAATCAGGAGGCTTTTGAAACGAAACAGTGTATTCCATTGCCTGATATGATTAATGCTGAGAAAGCTGATATTAGAGGCATACAGAGGGTAATTATGGGCTGGAGTGATGGTAATAAGATCCTGGACGGCAACTGTTTGTTAGACGGGACTTTAGTGCTTGATTCAGGAGAGCCGCCATATCTGCAGACAGTTCGGATTCGTGCGCCTGTTAAACACGAAGAAGAAGTAGAGGTTACAATGGTTATTCCTTCACGGGCCGTAAGACTGGATGGAACGTGTAGGCTAGATGGAAGTGTAAAACTAAATTC